GCTGCAACCGAGGATCGTCGGGCTGCAACTGCATGCGCTGCATCATCTGCATCCGCATCTGCTCGGGCATCGCCGCGAGGCGGTCCATCACCCGGATCGGGCGGTTGATTCCTACCCACGTCGTGCCGTTGAGCTCGTCGGTAAGCCGCACCCACTTGCCGCCGGACCAGTATTCCCGCGCGGCCATCCAGCAGCTTTCGTAAACCCGCCGTGACCAGTAGCGCAGCGCGTCGGCCAGCGGCTCGTTCTGCGCCGCACCACCCGCCTGCTGGGCCAGGATCGCCCGGCCGCTGAGTTCGCGCGGATCAGTGCCCGACATCGCCGCGTTCGGCCCCGATAGCTGCATTTCCGCTGTCGCATGTTGCAACAGCTGGAACTGCCCGGACGCCAGGTCCGCGCTCTGCTCGATCTCGAACTTCAAGCCCGGCATCACCTCGATGTAGCCGTCCGGCTTGGCCACCTCGCGGCGAGCCTTGTCCACGTCCTGCACCGCGCCCTGCTCGGCCACCACCTGGCGCACCGACAGCAGGTGCAGCGCCTTGGAGCGCCGCTTGTTGATCTCGTCCTGCAAGCTGATCAACCCACGCACCATGCCGTAACGCTGATTCTCCCTGTTGATATACGCCGACTGCAGCAGCAGGCTGCACGCGCTCTTACCCTTGCGATCCTTGAACCGACTGCGCTGCGGGTTGGCCAGAATGCCGTTCTTGGTGAACGTCGCCTGCCACCACGTACCGCGCTCGTCCCAATGGCACTGCACGACACGCACGCGGCGCCGCCGGTTGTCCGTCCAGAACGCGGTTTCCGGCCTGTCGTTGTAGTAGAAATCCGTGGACGAAAACGACGCCTCGATCACGTCGTCGCCCTCGGGATACAGGCCCTCAAGCTGGTCGCGGTCCATCCAAATGACCAGGCCCTTGTATCGGCAGTCGCTGAAATCCATCGAGCGGGAATGCGGATCGTAGAAGATGCGATCCCAGGGAACGTGCGTGATGGTGATATTGGCGCCGCCCTGTCCGTCGTCCTCGAGGCCAAGTTCCGCGCCGCCGGCGCCCTCGATCAGCATGTTCTCGAACACGGCCGATCGCACGAGGCTGAAGGTGTTGTCGTCTGCGATGTAGCGCAACGCCTGCGTAGCAGCCTGTGCGCGATCCTCCTCGGCCGGTGTGCGCGCGAACGCCTTGGGGTCGGTGCGCGCCTTACGCTCCATGCCGCACAATAAACCTACTTTTTCGTGGATTTTGTTCACCACGATCGGCGGCTGGCCGCGCTTCTTTAGTTCGTCCAGTTCTTCTTTAGTCCATTGGTCGTGATCATAGTACGAGCGCGCAGTCTCGGCCATCTTAATTTCGTCTTGTCTGGCCATTTCGGACTCTTCAAACCAACGAACGAGTTGGTTATGGAGTTCGTCCAGATCCCTCGGATATGCGTCCCCGCTGCCCGTAAGGTCGGCGACTGCCGGAGGCTCGTCCGGCCCCCGCTCCGCATTCACATGGACGTGGAGCGCTAGAGCGTCAGACATTGTTGCAGCCTAAAGCAAACGGCCCAGCCGGCTCGCAAAAACGAGCGGGTCTGTTCGGTTCTTGCGATGATTGCATGATGGACATGTCAGTTGGATATTGCTGATCCAGTTGGAGCCGCCGTTCGCCAACGGCACGATGTGATCGGCGTGATAATGCTTCCCAAGAACCTTCCGACAGTATGCGCATCGGCCGCGCTGCTTATCGAACAGCGCCAGTATCTCAAATGCCGTGTGGCTTCCCTCGGCGGCACGCTTGCGCGCTCGGTAGTTTCGCCTATTCGCACGAGCGAGAATGGGGTTATTCGCTGCCCAGTCTCGGTCGGCCTCCTTCTTCTTGTCGGCGTTTAGAACTGCCCACGCCGCCTTGGTGGCTCTAACTCTCTCCGGGTTATTCGCCGTCCAGTCCCTTACCCGCTGCTTAATCCTCTCGGAGTTCGCAGCATAGTAATCCCAGGTGTATTGCCGGTTCTTCCGAAGCCAGCGCATCGACCGTTCCCGGACACGCTCGGGATATTTCTCTTTGAACGCCTTGGCTTGGGCGGCAACCTTATCCTTGTTCTTGTTCCGCCAAGCCCTGCCGAATGCGTTGTATTTCTCTCGGTTGTTCCGGCTGGTTGTGTTGGACATCCGGTTGGAACACAGCCGGCAGGTTCCGTTCGCGGTGATCCGCTCCTCGACATGTCCGTAAGGACACGGCTTCCCGGTGAAGTATCGTGGTGCGCCACTGGCCCTTGCCTCGGCTCTGGTGACAAGCGGCCCTGTGTAGGGCACATATTCGGCAGCCTTCGCCATGGGTAAACTCCATGTCGGCGGTTAGGCTCGGACAAGGGCGTTGCTGCGCCCCCCGAGCCGCCTGACTGTAGCACAATCCGATGCGCGGTGTCGCTCATTGCTGCAGTTGCTGGGTTCCGGCGTCAGCTATTCGGTCGGCCACGAGGGTGCATTCTGGAACGCCACCTCTAAGCTCTGCGGCGCGGCGGCCTTGACCGCGGCGTCCATCGCATCGCGGAACCAAGCGGCCACGAACGCCTGGCGGTCGGCGTCGGTGCGGACACCATCGGACTGCGCATAGGCGCCGAGAAACGCGGCGGCCCACTTGTCGGGATCGTGGCCAACGAGGCGGCTGAACCGCGCGCCGGAGAGGGTTTCGGTCAAGCGATCCTCCAGTTTGCGACATCGGACTGCCGGGCACGCTGGAACGCATGGTCCCAGCTGTCCCGCACGACCGGCTTGACAGTATCCCGCACGAACGGCCGCGACATGCATGCGTAGCGACACGAATCCGGCGCATGGTCCTCCATGTCGCTGTCCACATCCTCGGGCCGCGCATCGTCGTGCTGCAGCGCCGGCAGCGTGCGGATCAGATCGCGGGTGGTGCTGAACAGCAGCAGCATCGGCCGGCCGTCAGCGTCGCCCTCAAGCCGCGCACGCACCTGATCCCAGCCTCCCATGGCGCCCCGACCTGCAACCCGCTTATTGTCGGCCGGTCGGAATATCACGCCCTGCACGATCATGCGTTGTGCGATCGATGGCCCGCCGTCCTCGGCGAACATCGCCGGATCTGCCACACCAATAATCGGCCCGTCGTCTTCCTCGCGCAGCTTGATGCCGGCGGCGATGGCCTCAGCGGTGAGGCGCAGCCCGACGTTGGGCTCGCCTGGTTTCATGCCATACCACTCGCGGTAGCAGACAAGCGCACCGCGCGCGATATCATTGACGCTGCCGTCCGACACCGCCCACCAGTGGCAAGCAAACGGCCGCGCGCTGCCCCAATCGAACGAACGGAACTTCGCCCAGTGCTCGGGGATAGCGCGCGGTGCGATAACATGGCGCTCCATGCTGAACTCGGGAAAGAACGCGCCGCTGACAACTGACCAATCACCTTCGAGCCACGCACGCACCAGCTCGGGACTGCCGGACGAGCGCAGGCGCTGCACGTAGTCGCTGCCGAGATAGCGGTTATCGCCGACACGCGATGGGATGTAGATGCGCTCCAGGCCCTCGGCACTGCGTATTCTGCGCCAGCCCATCGGGGCCGGGTCGATGTAACGAGCGCGCACCCACTGGTGACCAGGCCCGCCAGGATTGCCGGTGAGACGAATGCCGGTCGGTACGCCAGCGCCGGAACGTAGCGTCGCCATCAGCTTCATGATCGGCACGGGCGACGGGAAATTTCCGGCTTCCTCGATGTATACACGAGTGTATGATGCGCCCTGATATTGCTCGGCGTCGGCGTCGCGTTCTAGGTAGGCGAACGTCAGGCGTGCGCCGTTCGGCATGACGACACGCATTGGGTTCTGGGTGAACGAGGCGCCGAGCTTGGCATAGATCAGCCGCGCGCGTTCGTATGTTTCCAGCAACTCGATGCGGGTGCGCCGAACCATGAGGCCGATAGCGTCGGCGCGGTATTCGTCGGCGTGGAGCGCCCACTCGCCGAGAACGGCATCGGTCTTGCCTCCGCCCCTGGCCCCACCGAAGAATATCTCGAAGATCGGGCAGCCGACGAACGCTGCCTGCGGGCCTGGTTGAGCTTCCCATACGGTTACGAGATCGGCGTCGTCAGGCACGCGGCCACCCCTTCATACGGTCGATTGCGGATGCATCACGACATTGCACGATGTTAGCGCCAGAAAATAACTGCATCGCAACGCCGTTTTGTCCTTGCAATTCTACATCAGCAACGCTATT